GCATCCCACGTCGCGCCGAACCCCGCCTGAAATGCGATTTCCGCCGTGCCGCCAATGCCAATCGTCGGCAGGGCCGACCCGGTGGCGCGCACATGCGGGCGATGCGTGTCGGGCTCCAGACGATAGGTCCCCACGTCCGCATCCGTCGCATTATCCGCGCGGTCAATCACGGTCAGGCGCGTCACATCCACAACTGGCGCCACCGGCAGGGCCTGACGGTCCGCCTCGCGCCACGCGGTGACGGTCCAGACGAAATCCCGCGTCAACAGCACCTTGCCAATGCGCCCCTCAACGGCGGCCATCGCCGCACGCAACAGCGCCTCCAGCAACGGGGCCTGCTCACCGTCATCGGCAAACCCGGTCCCCAGTTGCAAATGGGCGCTAAATTCTTCAACCGGCAATGCCTCGGTGGGCACTGTCGTCTGCTCGATCAACATCATGGGTTTCTCCATTGTTCCGGTGCCATCAAGAAGTGGCGCGCGCGCCTGCACCGCTCGGACGGACGGACAAGACAGCTAGACAACACAGGGACATATCGCGCGCGCCGGAACCCCCGCCCTAATGGGGCGGGGGCAACTCGGGATCGCTTAGGCGACCGAGAACTTCAGCAGCTTGATCGCGGCAAAGTCGCTGATGTCACCGCCAACGCGTTTGGTGGCATAGAACAGGACATGCGGCTTGGCGCTGAACGGGTCGCGCAGGACGCGCAGGTCGGGACGCTCGGCCACGGTATAGCCCGAAGCGAAATCACCAAAGGCAAGCGCCGCGCTGCCCGAAGCGATGTCAGGCATGTCTTCGGCGATCATCACCGGATAGCCCAGCAGACGCGCAGGCTCACCCGCGGCAAGGCTGTCGGTCCACAAGAAGCGGCCATCGGCGTCCTTCATCTTGCGCACCACACCGGCGGTTTTCGAGTTCATGACAAAGGTCGCGTTGGAACGGTATTCCGCACCCAGCGCATAAACCACGTCCAGAACCGCATCGGCGGGCGAAACCGCGTCGAAATCACCATCGGTGCCGGTCGCGATATAGCCCAGCGAACCCCAAGCCCAGCTGTCATTGGCAACCTGTGCGTGGCTCAGAATGCCGGTCGGTTTGTCGATGCCGTCGCCGTTGATGAACGCGGCCGCTTCGGCGCGGGCGAACTTGTCGGCGATACGGCTGGCCAGCCAGCCCTCAATGTCGAACGCGCTGTCATCCAGCAGACGCTGGGACGCCTTGGGCATCGCCGACAGCTCATGCAGCGGGATCGAAACGCGCTCGATCTGGGGGGTGTCGGTTTCGGTGATGGTGCCGGTTTCCGACGCCCAGCCCGAACCGATGTCGCTGTGATCGACCAGAACGTCATAGGACGTGGCCTCAACCGCGACGACCTGCGCAACCGAGCGCAGCGACGAGGTGCTGTTCAGAACCGATTTGATCGTGTCCGCAGTCTGCGGATCGACCAGATAGCCACCCTCGGCGGACACGGCGGTCGACAGGGCTTTTTCTTCCATGTTCAGACCACGCAGCGCGTCGTCATCGCCCGAACGCAGATAGGCGGCGAACGCCTTTTGGTGGGGGGCCTCTTGGGCAGCGCCGTTGGACAATGCCGGACGGCCAGCCATCATGGATTTACGGTCAAACTTGGTCATACGCTCTTCCTGTTTTTGAATGCGGTTTTCAATGTTGCGGCGAAAGCCCTTGAATTCGTGGATGAATTCGCCAATTGCTTCGGTCACATCGGCCATGGGTACAGAGGCACCCACCGCCTGCTCTTGGCAGTCGCTCATAGTCACGTCCTGTCTGGTTCTGGATGGTTACGCGGGCCTAGCCCGCCTCACTCTGGCAGGCGTCCCGAAAGGCCGCTGCCAACTGTCGCAAGGTTTCGGCCTCGGGCGTGTCCGCCTTTGCCCCGACCCGCGCTTCCGGAAGCATCGGGAAGGTCACCAAGGACACCTCCCAAAGCTCCAGATCGTGCAACAGGCGCCCGCCCTCGGCGGTCTTTTGCGCCCGTTTCGTACGGTATCCGATCGACAGACCGTCAATCGCCCCCGCCTGAATCAATGCCGCTGCCTCGCGCCCTTTGGCGACATCCGGCAACAGGCGGCCCTTAACGTAGAGACCGTGCTCATCCTCGCGCACCTCGTCCCATACGCCGATGGGCTGGGCCGGATCGTGCTGCCACAGCATCCGCACCGGACGACCCTTTTTCGCCAGTTCGGCAAGGCTCCGGCCATAGGCGCCACGTTCCACACGGTCGCCCCCCTGATCGGTGATCCCGAACAGGCTGGCATAGCCCTCGACCGTCACGTCATCGCTCATCCGGACCTGTGAATCAGTCTGGCAGAACTTGCGCTCTAGGCCCGTTTCAACAAAACTCATCTGCTTCTCCTGTATCAGGGCGCCACCGACACAAGGGACAACGCCCCCTGCACCAGAACCGCCGCTACGACCCCGTAAACCGCCAGCCACAGCCGCCGTTCGACCCGCTCTTGGCTGGCCTCGATGCGCCCCAACCGATATTCCAGCGCGGCCCAGCGCTCTTCGGCGACGCGCTCATTGGCGTCGATCCGTGCATGGGCCACCTCGAACGGCGCATAGAGGTATTTGGACCCGCTGCGTGCGGGCTCGGCGCTCATTCCTCGTCGGGCTGTCGCGGCAGCCCCAACAGCGCCCGTTTCTCGCCAACCGTCAGGAAATCCGCCTCCGACACGCGCCGCCACTGCGCCTCACGCTCAGACGCCAGCGCGGGCACCTGATCCAGATCGGGGCGCAGCTCGACCCGCTCACCGCTGTGACGCGACAGGAACTCGGAAATCGCCGCCGTCACCCGCGCCGCCATCGGCAAAACCGTCAGACGATAGAACGCGCGGTTGGCCTCTTGGTAATTGGCATAGGTCGCGTCCCCCGGAATGCCCAACAACATAGGCGGCACCCCGAATGCGATTGCAATCTCGCGCGCAGCCGCCTCTTTGGTCTTCTGGAACTCCATATCCGAGGGGGAGAACCCCATGGGTTTCCAGTCCAACCCGCCCTCCAGCAGCATCGGACGCCCCGCGTTCACCGCCCCCTGATGATAGGACGCCATCTCGTCCTGCAGGCGGGCGTATTGCTCCTCGCTCAGGCTCGATTGCCCGTCCTGCCCGCGGTAGACAATCGCCCCCGATGGGCGCGCCGCATTGTCCAGCAACGCCTTGGACCAGCGCGACGCCGAATTATGCACGTCAAACGCCACCGCCGCCGCCTGCATCGGCGACAACCCGTAATGATCGTCCTGCGGGTGGAAACTCTTGATATGACAGACCGGCAGGGCCCCATCGCGTAGATCGAACCGGTGCTTGCGCCCGCCCACCGCATACTCATAGGCAATCGGCCACCCATCCGCGCCCGGCACAACCGACATCCGGTCAGACCGCAACACGTGTAGCTCCATGGGCAGCACATCCTCGCCCCCCACGGCCTCCAAATACCCGTCCCCGCTCAACAGCAACTGACCATAAAGGGCCTCGAACAACTCCGCCCGCCCCTGCGCCCCGTTGGGCCGCGCGATCAGGTCCAGAACGGGATGCATGTCATAGCGGCGCATCTCGTCCTGACACACCAAAGGCAAAGCCGCCGCCGCCTCGGCAATCAGCTTCACCGCCCGAAACCCGACCGGATTGGAACTGAACCCGCTCTTGGTCAGAGACACCGTATCGCGCGGGCTCCATGCCACACGCCCCATTTGCCCCCACGCCACGACCGGCCCGGTCGCACTGGCCTTTTTCTCGGGCACGTCCGGCGCCGCGCGCCGAAACATCGTCCAAACCATGTCCTTGCTCCTTTTCCGTCCGACACAGCATAAAACCCGCCCAAAACCCCTTGGACGGGCCCAGACCCTGCAACCGGCCTGTCTTCATCTTGGTCTAAATACTCATGCCCCCGCCGGGGCTGGGCGCGCCTAGAGGGTCCTGACGCGCGGCCGCTGCCACGTGCTTGCGGGCGCAATCATCGCGTCGAAAATCGCCCAGACCAACGCATCCACGCGGTCGGGACTGCCCTTGCCTTGGAACCCCTGCGCCGTCATCTGGCACATCTGGTCCTCCAACTCGCCCAAGCCCGCCGCATGGGCGATCCGCCCCTGCTCATAAAGGGCCGCCACAGGCTCGGCGCGGGCGATCTTGCCCCGACTGGCCCGCACGGCGCGATAAGGGATCATCGGATCGATCTGGCGCAACACGCTCTCGACCAGATCCCCGCCTTGGTTCACTTCGGCCACCAACCGGTCGCCCCCATGCCGGCGCAGCGCATCAATCGCCGCCTCGGCCCAAGCACTGGGCGAGGACGCCACGACCGAGGCATCCTCGATCACCACCGCGCGCCAATCCTGCGGTGCGCCTTGGGTCGTGACGCCCACCACCACGATCCCGCAGGCATCCGATCCCGCGTGCCCCGTGACGGGCGGGTCCACCGCCACCACAACGCGGTCAAACGCCGGCAGCTCTTTCACCCGACCGGCCTCAAGCTGCGCCGTGCTCCACAGCGCGCCCTCGGCATCCTCCAACATCAACCCGTCCAGCTCTTGGCGCCCCTGACGCGTGCCGCCATAGCGCGTGCGCACCTCTTCCAGAAACGAGGCCGCCAGATAGGCGCGGTTGGCTTCGGTCGGGGCATGGGTCGACACCGTGCTGGGCGCATCCAATAGGTTGCGCAGCACACCCACGTTCTTGGGCGTTGTCGTCACGACCTGCTGGGGGTTCACCCCAAGACGCAGACCGAACTGTAACATGTCCCACGTGTCCTGCCCCTTTTTCCACTTGGCCAGTTCATCCACCCAAGCCGCATCGAATTGCGGCCCGCGCAACGCCTCTGGCTCATGCGCCGAAAACACCTGCGCCACCGCGCCATTGGGCCAGACCAACCGGCGGCGGGTGGCTTCCCAGCGCGGGCGACGATCCGGCGGCGAGCAAGCCAAAATGCCGCTCTCGCCAAACACCATCACCTCCCGCG